ACTTTCCTTCATATTTTCCGGTTACGGTTTATTGGGAAGGTAAAATAGATAGACACGACACGCAGCAACATGTCTGGTCTTTGTTTAAAACCGGAGGGTTTCCAAATAATTATTTGGCATTAGATTTTAATTCAAATACTAACTTAAGAATTAGACGCTCTTCTGTTGGTTATGGTCCGTTTGTTGGAACAGCAAATTATATAAATCTTAGAGACGATTATATGAAAATTGTTGTAATTTTTAAAAGCAATACTGACTACGCTCTTTATATTAATGGCCATTTAATTGAAGGTTTTTCTGGCTCATTTATACCGTTTGAATACGATAGAATAAGAATTGGATGTGGCTTAACAGACGGCAACGATACGGGCCAAAGACAAAGCTTTAAACAGCTTTTAATGTGGAATAGAGAGTTAACCGAAAATGAAGCAATTGACATAACAAGTTATAACTCCTATTCTGATTTAGCAAAAGGTGGAAATTTTAAATTAGTTTAATATGGCGGAAATAAGAATTGGTAATGGTAAATGGGCAATCGGAAACGAAAGCTTAATGGGCTATGCTACAACAAATAATAAGTATAAACCAATCCCGATTGACGGCAAAAGATTTTCTGGTAAAACTGTTAAAAATAAAAACAAAGAATTAGCGCAGCTTACAAATAACACGCCGAGCGTTAATTATAATGTTTCAAATAAAGGGGCATTAGATATTCAAAACCAAGTAACAATTTATTCTAAAAACAGCGAAAATTTTGACAATTCACTATCTGAATATTTTTTGAGTGGTGCTGATGTAAATTTAGTAGAAGGAACTAATAGCCCTAAGAATGATATACGTTTAAAATCTGACGCTAATGAGCAATTAATGCAGGTGTCAAAACTTACTAAGACCGGATTTGGGGGCGGGGTTGGATATTTACAATTTGCAGAAACAGCGGTGTCAGGGCAATGCTTTAGTATTTTTGCAAAAGCAGCAAGCACAAATTTTTGTGCTATTGCATTTGGAATAAATGGAATAGCTATTCAAGATGTTCTTACTGTTGATTTAACAAATGGCAATTATATTTTTGATAACACAAATAATATTGTTGAAAAAATTCATGTAACAGAATATTTTGGTGAATGGTATAGAATAAATATTTTATCAAGTTCTACAAGCGGAACATATTTATATCGTATTGCTGCTCCAAATGCTATTAATACAAAAGTTTCAGATAATGGAAATTCAATTTTTATTACAGGTTTAAATTTTACAAGAGATAAATGTTTATTGCCTTATGTTAATACGTATGGTTTTACTTTAACAATTCCGAGAGACATTATGGGTAGAGTTGGAAATTGTGAATTGTTTTTGCCTTTAAACACCGCGAATCCTCAACGAGGCTTAACATGGACAATGAAATTTTATCCAACAGAATTAATTCCTTCAAGATATATTTCTTTAGGACAAACCGGAATGAATGCTGGGTCTAACGTTGATAGTTCTGTAATTGCTTGGAATATGATTAGTTTAGGCGGGGGTAATTTTGATATTCGTTTTGAATATAATTTAGGGAGTGCTGGGTATGTTTATGCAAGTTCTTTTTTGGTAGCTAATATAGCAGACTCAAGCATTAAAATTGGTGAGGTGTATCACATAGGGGTAACATTTGAAAACGGAAAATTAAGGTTGTCTGTTAATGGTTCTGACGCTAATATTTTAAATAACGGAAGCACACCCACCAGCGGTAGTATGCCAGATTATTTCGCTCCAGTTTTAAATGGCACGTCAAGTAATCGAGAGTTTAATGATTTAAGATTTACTAAAGCAAATGTAGAAAATCAGCCAATGCCGGTCGGAGTTATTGACATGGCTATTTACGACAGGGCCATGACACAAACTCAATTAAATAACTTAACTTTACAATAAAATTTAAAATTATGATTCACAAAAAATATGAATTTGATAGCAAAGAACAATTTGAAACTTTAAAGTTAGAGCTGCCTCATATAATGGAAGATGATGGTAATGGAAATGAAAAGTTTCATTATACTTGTCAGGACACAATAGTAGTCCTTGACGAATTGCCTTTAACAGAGCCTGAATATGACGCGGAGGGAAATATAACAAACGAAGTTGAATGGTCGGGAAAATATCATGTAGATGCTTTATGGATTGAAGAAGCAAATGAACCTGACAGCTGGAAACCTTATTTTATTCAATTAGATAATATTGGTGTTCATGGGTTTGCTGGAATTCAATATATAGACGCTTAAAAACAAATATAAAAATTAACTATATTTGTAATGTTTAATTTATAAAAATCAAAAAGATGGCAAGTAATGTTTTCAACGGAACAAATTTATTATTAAAAGTTATAGGTGACGGAGGAACTCCAATCGTAATTGGTCACTCAACCTCAGCGAGTTTATCATTATCAAATGACCTTCCTGAAGCTACAACTAAAGATTCTAATGGGTTTGCGGAACATATTGCAGGTTTAAGAAGCGGGGAAATTTCTTTTGAAGGATTAGTATCTTATACAGATACTCAAAACTTTAAAGAATTGTCTGAGCTTATGTTAAATAGAACTAAAATCGATTGGAGTTTAGCAACAGCTACTTCTGGCGACCAAATTTTAACTGGTGAAGCTTTTCTTTCATCAATTGAAATAGCGTCTGAAATGGAGTCTCCAGTAACATATTCTGGTTCAATGACAGTAACCGGTGCAATTACTTCTGGAACAGTTTCATAATTAAAATTTTAAAATCATGGCGAATCAAAAGAGAGGTTATTATACAACCATGCTTGGCGGTAAAAAAAGAACACTACATTTTTCTTTTAACTTCTGGGCAAGCTTAACAGAATTGTTAGGTATCACATTAGAAGATATTGGAAAAATATTTGAAAGCGGATTTAATATGTCTGCATTTAGAGCAATTATATATTGTGGCGTCCTTACTTATGACCAAGAAGAAGGCAATGAAATTGATTACAATGAATATAAAGTGGGCTCTTGGTTAGATGATGTTAGTCCAGAAGAAATTGAAAAAATATTAACCGCCATGACCAATACAAGAATTTTAGGTAACGACCTAAATATGGGTATTGAAAGAGCTTCACAAGAAAAAAAAACAACGAAGAAACCAAACAAGAATTAAGCTGGGATAGTCTGCTTGATTATTATATTGGTCAAATAGGAATCGACCCTAATAAATTTTGGAAATATACATGGAATGAAGCCCAGCTATTAGCTGAGGCTTTTCATATTAAACAAAATTATGAATGGGAACGCTGTCGATTTATTAGCACAATGATATACAACAGCAATGCCTCAAAAAAATCTCAATTAATAAAGCCCGAAAAATTATTTAGTTTACCACAAGATAAATTATATAAACGAGCTAAAAATGTTGAGGCTCCAACAGTTGAACAAACTCGTTTGTTTGCGCAACAGGTTGAAAATTTAAAGAATAAAAAAGTGTTCAAAATTTAGTATTTTTGTTAAAAAGCATTTAACATGGCGCAGCAAAGTTTACGGTTTAATTTATTAGCAAATACAGCAGGCTTCACGGGAGGACTCAAAAGAGCTTCAATGAGAATGACAGCTTTTGGAAAAAAGATAACAGCTGTTGGAATGAGAATGAAGGCAATGACCCTTCCTATTGCTTTAGCGGGAATTGGCGCAATAAAAATGGCGGCAGACTTTGATAAAGCAATGACTAAGATTAAAACGCTTGTAGGTATTGCGGGAGACGAAGTTGACCAAATGGCTAATAGTGTTAAGTCAATGAGTAAAGAGACAGCAGTGAGCTCTAAAACAGCTGCAGACGCATTATTCTTTATAACCTCAGCAGGGCAAAGAGGAGACACGGCTTTAAAGACATTAAATATTTCTTTAAAAGCAACAGCTATTGGATTAGGTGAAACTGAAACCGTGGCAAGATTATCTACAGCCGCAATGGCTGCTTATGCCGCGCAAAATTATACTACAACTCAAGCTACTGATACTTTAGTTGCTGCGGTCCGTGAAGGTCGATTAGACGCCACTCAGTTAGCTGATTCTATGGAAATGGTAATTCCTGTAGCTGCAGAAATGGGAGTTAACTTTAATGAGCTGTCAGCAGCATTTGCGGCAGTATCAAGAACTAATTCAAATGCTTCACAAGCTGCAACCGGTTTAAGAAGTATAATGACAACTTTATTAAACCCAACTTCAGGTGCCCGAGACCAATTAGAAAAAATGGGTTTAAGTGCAGACGAAGTAAGACAAAAAATTAAAGACGATGGATTGCTTTCGGTCTTAACTGAATTATCAAATAAATTTGAAGGCAACGCAGACGCAACAACAGCGGTCTTTGGAAACGTTAGAGCCTTAGTTCCTTTGCTTGCCTTAACTGGTCAAAACGCAGAAGCTGTTAATGGTATATTCGAGCGAATGACTAACACAACTGGAATGACTGATAAAGCTTTTGCTGAGCTACAAAAATCTGCAGAGTTCCAATTAAGAAAATCAATAAACGCTTTAAAAGAAGACTTCAAAACATTTGGCGCAAATCTTATGACAGTTGTTGGCCCAGCTTTACAAAAAGCAATGGCATTTGTCGGAAACTTATTTAAAAAGTTTAATCAGCTTGACGGCGGAACTAAAAAATTGATTTTAGGCATAGGTGCGCTCGCTATGGTGCTTCCGTTTATTGTTAGTGGCTTTGGGCTTATAACTTCTGCAATAGGCGTTCTAATGAGCCCTGTCGCGCTTATAACAGCTGCTTTGGTTGGTATAGGAGTTATTATATATAAAAATTGGGCACAAATAAAAACAAGATTAGTTGAAATAGCTAATTATTTTATTATGCTTTACAATGAATCTATGGGCTTTCGTATTATTGTAGAAAGTATAAAGTTTGCATTTAAGACCGCTTTTGGTTTTGCCAAATTGCAAATATTAAACACTATTGAACATATTAAAATGATAGGAAAAGCTATCTATGATATTTTTAGTAGTGCTGGAGCAATAATAAAAGCTGCATTTACTTTAGACCGCGAAGGCTTAAACAAAGCGGTTAAAGAATTAGGAACTAATTTAAAATCAACATTTACAGAAGCTGCTCAGAATGGCAAGACCAATATGGACAACTTTATTAATGACACTAAAAATAATTTTAAAAACGCAGTTAAAAAATCAATTATTCCAGGCAGTGTCAATTTAGTAGATGAATCAGTTTTTGACAATTTTGAAAATACTCTTGAAGGAACGTTTGGAAATTTAAAAGATAAATTTAATAATTTATTTAGTGGTGGAGGTGGTGGAGGTGGCACACCCACAACTGAAGAAGATAATATAATTGTTCAAAATAATGATGACCCAGCAGGAAATGAAGCAATTGAAAAAAAGATTGCCTTGTTAACTCGTTTAGGAGTTACTGCGGAAAGCGCTAAGGAATCAATTGCAAGTTCCTTTGGCCAAATGAGTTCCAGTATAGTTGACTCCTTAGGATTAGCCGGAACAGCTTTAGGTGACTATTTGAACCAGTTAATGAATACAGCAACACAAACTTTAGTTGAAAATTTAAAAATACAAACCTCAGAGCAAACTAAAACCGCAACAAAAATTGCAGGTGACCAAGCGGTATTAGCCTCAACGCAAGTTGTTGACGCAGCTAAAACACTTTCGGCTACAACAACACAAGTAGCTAATGCTTCTTCTTCAGCTTCAGACTTAGCAGCCTCTGCAACTTCAGTCGGGGCAGCTGGTGCAGAAGCAACTGGTAATGCGGTTGTCTCTGCTACAAAATCCTCAAAATCATTTGGACCAGCAGCAGCTTTTGTATTACCTCTTTTAATAGCTACAGCTGTAACACTTGTTGCAAAGATGATGAAAAAAGCAAAGCCTAATAAATTTGCTTCTGGTGGTATTGTAAGCGGAACAACTCTTGGAATGGTTGGTGAATATCCAGGGGCAAAAAGTAATCCAGAAGTTATTGCTCCTTTAGATAGATTAAAAAACATGCTTCCTCAACAACAAAGTTCAAATATTAATGTTGGCGGAAATTTCACTGTTGATGGACAAGATTTAGTTTTAGCATTAGGTCGTGCAAACGAAAATGGAGAAAGACTTTAATTATGCCTTATATTGATAATTACAATACACGTTACAGATTATTTTTTTCTGATGTAGATGGAAACCCCAAAAGGTTAGATATTGACCAAAAAAATTATCCAAAAATTACTAATGTAAATTTAAGTTCTGACCAAATCCAATTAAGCGATGAAAATGACGTTGCATTAACTGCTAATTCTTTACCTTTTATAAACGAAATAACTTTAAGCAGTAGCGATTACAATGCTATTAGAAACCAGACGATAGGTTATGAATTTAATACTGGTGCTTTTAGTGTCAATGGAAGTATTGGATATTTTAAAGTGTTGTTTATAGATAATGATGACAATATAAAAACAATTGTAGTAGGCGTCAATGATGATGACGAAACAATAAGTTTTCAATATGCAACAATATTAGGCCCAAATTCAAGCGAAACAAGAGGCATTACCAATATTGTTGGAACAGGAAATCCTGTAATTATTAATTATACAAGCGGAGACATTTTAAAAAAAAATATTTTTGGAAGTAAAATGACAATTAATTTGTTTAAAAGATTTGATGATGAATTTGTAAATTTTCATGAATACCCAGAAAATGAATTTAAAATTAGATTATATAATGGCATAAATAAATTCCAATATCACAAATTAAATATTTTATGTCCAACCACTAATTTTTTAAGAAATCCTGATGACATAAACAATTACAGAGAAAGAATTACAAACGTAGAAGATAATTATTTATGTGATGTAAACGACAATTTTTTAGATTCAGATTTTCAAATTTATGCCACAAATAAAAGCAAATTTGTTGAACGAGTGCTTTATGATGCAGGAACAATAGAAAATGAAGATGCTATTTTAGGTGACATGGAAGAAATTGAAGATTGCTATTATCAAATGTTTTGGCAAGGTTATTTAGTTGCGGACACGTTTAAAGAATCTTATAAACCATATCCATATAAAATACAACTAACAGCATTAGACATGTTGGCAACAATTGACACTTTTAAAATAAATCCATATGGATATAATCGTTTGGGTGGACAACAATCTTATGGAAGTTCGGTAATGAACAACAGCACTTTTGATGCTATTGATTTATTGGGAAGATATTATTTAAATCAACCTATAAATGAAGTTAGTTATACAGGACAATCTCCAAATTTAGTTGGTCCGACAAATAGTTTATATCAATATATTTTTGTAGAAATGGATAGCAAAAAAGAAGATGAAGCAATTTCAATTACATCTCGAATGTCAGGTAATTATAATTATTTAGGTTTCAATGACAGGTTTACTTATGATGGAGTTACTCGAAACAATACTGTTGGGCAAGATGGAATTTTTGATTCAACTTACAATGTAAAAAATGGCAAAGCAATTGTACAGGGATTGTTAAAATATAAAAACGCGCGAATTTATCAATCATGGGGGCAAATTGTAGTTGCTTTAATTGGAACAGATAATCGTATTGTTAGAGACGCACCAAGTGCTCAAAATGGGCAAACAGGTAGTTTAGCAATGAATTATGGATTAAGTCAAGATTTAATTAATTACATGCAAAACCCAACAGCACACACTAACAAATATTACAAAATTGGACAACGTGTTCAAACAGGTAGTGGAACTATTAAAGGTATGCAAGAATATGTCGGTTATTTTGGGCAACCTATGAGCCAAAAAGTTAAATCAGATTTACAACCTGTAAATAATGATTTTCAAGTTGAATATTTAGCGCCATTAAAAGATGTTGCGATTGAAGTTGATAGGTCAATTTTAAATAAAGTTTTAGGACAAGTTGCGGCTAATCCAAGTATGGAATATGATTCGGGTTTTGATGTTAACAATGGCTCAATAAAAATAAATGACAATCCAAGAAGTGGAAGAAAATCATATAGCACCACGAGTTATTATGTAAACAATCCACCTCAAAATTCCAGTGGTTTATATACTGTGTCAATTCGAACAGACCAAAGAACATTTAACCAATATAATCAAGACCAAAGATTAAGGGTACCACTTGGAACACCTGAAATTTCTGTAAATGTAGATTATTATGTAGCATGCGACACTTCAGATATAAGCAACATACCTGAAATAAGGCTTTATTATTTTTGTGATTTAGACACACGTGAAGTTATTACTCAAACTTTAACAGACCGAGATTATTATTATGACCAAAAAGATAGACGTTGGGAAAAAAGTACCAGATTAAATTTTATAGAACTTAAAGGTGCAAGTGATTATAATAAATGGCAATCATTAAGCATAACTGTAGATGAATTTGATTTATATTCAGGACAACCTAATGGAATACAATTTGTTAAAGGAGAAATTGGTTTTTTAGCAACTGTTGTTCGAAATAATGGAGCAAATGCTTCTAAATATCAAAAAACTTATTTAGACAATATTGGTTCTATTGTAAATTCTTTTGAACCAAAAAAAGAAATTGTTACAATTCAAAACAATGCTTCTCAAAACACAAAAAGACACATCATGAAAATTATTCCATGGAAAACAATTAATGAACGTGGAGGAAATTTTGACATCGAATATGTCCAATCAAGTGGAACATTAAATAGATATCAAGGCGACACAATTGCTAAAGCAAAAGAATTATTGTCTTTGTTTTCAGGTTTTGTTAATCGATACGAATTTTCTGCAAGACCTAAAAATAATTGGTTTGCTTTTTCCAATCAAATTTATATTGATTTTGCCAACCATAAAGATGATTCAATAAGCTATATCGACGGCTTAAAAGTTGATGTTAAAAAAAATGAATTTAAAGTAATTGCTCATAAAGGCATGCTACAAGAATTAAGCGAATTTGACACATCTGGAAAAATAGAAATTTCATAAAATTATGGTCTGTCTTCACTGTATTTTTTACGCTTTTTTGGCCTTATTTTTTATGCTAAAAAGAGCCTATTTTTTGCCCTTTTTTATAAAAACGTACACGCGATTTAAGGCTGTTTTCGCGCGTTTTAAGGAGTTTTAATAGGTCTGTAGTATATACATACTCTTTTTTCTTGTTTTGGCGATACGGTCAATTTCTATCAAGGAAATTTTTTCATTTTACAAAGAAATCTTCAAAATCAAAAAAGGCCAATTTTTGAGCAAAAAACAAGTATTTTTTTTTATTAAAAATATATTTTGTAAACTGCCTTCATAATTAATTTAACAACATGATAAAAGTCAATTTTAACGAGGACTTGTTTACTGCGACGGAAGAAGAAAACGGAAACGTGACTGTCGAATTTAAACAGGAAATCAGAGAAGCACTTGGGTTAGAATTTCCAACAGCATGTGTTGAAG